ATGTCTCGACTTGGCGATGAGCCATTAGTATTTAATGCTCCTACTGGACCATCTTCTACTGTACCTCAAGCCGCTCAACTAGCTGCTACACTTCCAGATGATGCTGGATTGATGGGTGCTCCCGGTATTCAAGGGACTGGCATACCTACTACGACTATCGACGTTGACGGTGGCAGCGCAACGGTTCCACAGGCTTTAGCTGATCAAACATTCCGAGGTGTAGGTTCAGCTCCTATGAGCATCGAAGAGACTCGTGCTCGACTGGGTGGACGGACTCTCAATGAGTACTTGAATGCCCCTAATGGCACTGAGGGTGTCTCTGGTTTGCGTACTGACCCACAGGGTCGTATGATTCCTGCTGGATTTGAAACACGTGCTGATGCTTATCCTAGCTATGAAGGTTTTGCGGCTGAACGTGAGGGACGACTAGCTGCACGTATGCAACAACCGGGTGAGAGTATTACTGAGCGTGATACACGTATAGCAGGGGAACGTACTCAATCATCTCAGAACGTACCAACAGATGTTCGTGAGGCTATGTTGACCCCAGAGGGTCGTAGAACAGCTAAACAAATAAACCGTCTAGCACGGTGGGGCGGAAGCACCCAAGGTCAAGAGATGGGCGGCGTAGCTGGTTTAGAACAAAGCTTACAGCCAGTTGATGCACAGAAGCAGCAATACGATGCGATGCGTGCATATAAGCTTGGCCTAGAGATTGACAAGATGCAACAGGAAAAACCATCCGAGTACCAAGAGTCCGCAGCGGAAGTAGATGAAGCTATTGCAGCGGGAAGCATCAAGCCAGAGGACCGCAACAAGTTCATCCTGCGAGATCTAGGATGGCAAGCCAAGGAAGGAGAGGACTCAAGTGAAATGATGAGTATTATTTACGGGGACGGTGCTAATTTAATATTTGAAACCGAGTCGGAGGCGTTAGCTGCTGGCCTAGCTCCTGGAACAATAGTCACTATAGGTGGCAGGAAAGCAAAAGTTTAATAATGGCTATACAATACCTGGACGATGAGCCTGAAAAATCACAGATACAGTACTTGGATGAAGAGCCTACCGAGTCTAAGATACAATATCTAGATGAGGAGCCAGCGGAGTCCAAGGTCCAGTACCTAGATGAAGTAAAGGCTGAAGACGAAGGCAACACAGCGGCTGAGTACGCTGCTGGTTTTGCTGCCGATATAGCCATATCTGAGGCTGGACGACTTGGTGGTGCTACTCTGGGAACAGCAATTCTTCCAGGTGTTGGCACTGCTGCCGGTTATATCATTGGAGGACTTGGTGCTGGTGCTGCTGGTTCTATTGCTCGTCAGCGAATACTTGATCCAGATGGAGAGTTAAGCTACGGCGACATTGTAAGTTCCGCACTAATCAATCTTATACCCGGAGGAAAGGCTGGTAAGCCTCTAGTAAGTGCAGTAGGCCGTCAAGCCGTAGCTGGTGCTGCTATATCCACTGGAGCCATTGCGGGGGAAGGACTCATTGACGAAGGCGAACTACCTACACTTGAAGAGTTAGGTGCTGCTGGACTGACTGGTGCTGCTCTAGGTGCTGGTCTCGGTCTTACTGGAGAAGCGTTCAGCAAGGCTTACAGTAAGTTCGGGGGTATGCCAACACGCCGTCTTACTGAGGCATTTAAGATCGGTGATCCCGATGCCAAGATTCTAGTAGACGGAGTTGAGCGTACGGGTAAGGAGTACGCCGAGATGCTACCGAAGAACTTCAATGATCTAAAGTTGAGCATCAGTGATGCTTACAGTGATGAGATGATTCGTGCTCGTGTCCTACAGGATGTAGTAGCTGGTGGTCAAATCAAACAGAAGGATGCTCCGCTGAAAGTAAAGTCCGATGACAGTGACTTCTATATGCAGCGACGACTATCCAGCCAGCATATAGCGGAGAAGGCCGAGGAAGCGCAGAAGCTTGTTGAGCTTGATGGTAACTTTCTGATGGCAAAAGCTAATGAGATTGGAACGGAGGCAGAGGTTCTCTCTCGATCAGTCAATGAGTACCTGTACGCAAAACACGGTATAGCGTACAATAAGGCGAACCGTTCCAAGTTTAAAGGTGATGGCGCAGCAGGACGCAGCACACAGGAGTTCAAGGATATTATTGACCGCTTTGAATCCCAAGGTCTAGATAAGCAACTGGGCGAGTCCATAGGGTTGCGACAGGACTTATCAAAAAAAATCCTTACTACCCTTGAGGGTGGAGGATTAATTAGTAAGGTTGACGCTGATTCTCTACGGAAGAAGTTCCCGGACTATGTTCCTCTGAATCGGATTATGGAAACCGATGAGCTGGGAGATGTTGTGTCCAGTGTAAGTGGTCGTGCCGGACGATACGAAACAACCTCAAGCGGAATACAGAGAGCCAAGGGTTCTGATTTAGAGGTTGATGATATTTATAAGAATGTATTTGATAACTTAATCAATGCTACCCAGAGGGCCGAGGTCAATAAAGCCAATCAAGCATTTGTTAAACTCATCAGAGATAACCCTGCAACATCTAAAAATATAGCCAAGGTCACTAAGCCACAGGTAATTGGAACTAGGCTGGTAAAGGACACCTCGGAGTCAGCTAATACGCTGAGGCAGATGGGACAGAAGGTTCCAACCAAAAAGGTTCCTATATATAAAGATGCTGGAAAAAACGTACTTACTGTATTTGAAAACGGTAAACCACTGCACATAGAGATTGCTGACCCGAAGTTGGCTGCTGCACTCAAAGGGACTAATAAGCAGCAGGTTGCCGGAATCCTCAAGGGGGCAATGGTAATGAATAGATTTATGGGTGGTCTTTACACTCGATTCAATCCTGAGTTTGCTGTACCCAATTTGATTCGTGACCGATCTGAAGCTTTTGTAAACGGGATGGCTAATATGTCACTCGGTAAAGCGGCTAAGTTACTGAACCCTGTTACCGCATTAAATGACGACATCCGTACGATTCGTAGAAACCTAATAGGGAACAAGGCACAGCCGGGAACTAGACAAGGTGAACTCGATTCGATGTACGAAGAGTTCGTCAAGGCAGGCGGTCGTACAGGAGGTCTTGGATTATCCACAATGCAGGACATCAATGAAAGTATTGCCAAGCTTAGTGGGAAATTAAATCAACCAACCAAATCAAAGGCCAAAGAATTTAATAATTGGATCAATCGAGTTAATGAATACTTTGAGAATGCTACTAGGTTTGCTACCTATCGCAATGGTCGAGCTGACGGTATGACTATGGATCAAGCTGCTTTTGCTGCTAGGAATAGTTCATTTGACCCGAACCTACAGGGATCACAGGGGGACTCACTACGAGCGTTGTACCTGTTCAGTAACCCAGCGATTCAGGGTGCTAAAAACTTCTTGCGCAGTATGAAGAACCCAGTGGTTGCTACATCTGTTATGGGAACTCTAACCAGTACTGCCCTTATCCTTGATAAGTGGAACAGTAGCATTGATGAAGCTTGGCGGGAGAAGATACCTGAGTTCAAGATCAATAAGCATATGACTATTGTTCGGGGTAAGAATGAGGATGGGAGCCTGGACTACGCATCCATCCCAATCGGGTACTCAATGGTTCCATTCAAGATTGCTGCTGATTACGGTCAACGCATTATGTTCGGCGGCGAGGATAACCTTGATGTTAAAACTATTGCAGCTGATATGTCAAAGAACATCATTGACTCATACAATCCGATGGGCGGATCACCAATCCCTACGGTCCTTCGGCCTATATATGATATAGCTAGAAATAAAGATGGACTGGGTAGGGACATTCGACCTCACTGGCTTGAGCAGGAGAATATGTCAGCGGTAGAAAAGATTCATCCTTGGACTGCACGTACACAGGGTGGCGAGTTAGCGATGAACTTAGCTGAACAACTGGAGGATATGGGGCAAGAGGTATCTCCGGAAACATTGCTATACTTGTACCAGAACTATACTGGCGGTCCGGGTACAACGGTTAAGAGGCTCCTCAACACCACAGCTAAGATGTGGAACGGTGAGAAGGTCAACCGTTCAGAGGTTCCAATCCTACGTAGATTCTACGGTGAAACCTATGCGAAGGCATTTGAGATGCGCACAGGAGATCAACAGCTCCTTGATAATGTGCAGAAGCAGGATAATACTTCATCTGCGAAAGCGAGTAGAATTGCTGGTAACTATAAGCAGAAAATACAGGACGCTCAGAGTCGTCCAGAGATTGGCCGAATCCTCCAGGATATGTCGATTGATCAGGACGTAAATGAATCAGTTGTACGCCGCGTGGAAAGCTTTATTAAGGACGAGGCCGCTGGTATTACGTCGGCAGATCGTCGAGTTAAATCACTAACAAAAGCCGCACGTGCTCAGTACTTCGTGAAGCGCATTGAAGGTATGGAGCGGGATCAAGCTGCCAGATATATACAGGAGCAGATTGATCGCAAGGTTCTGACCGACGGAGTACAGCAGTTAATGCTTGATATGCAATCCTTCAGGGATGCGTTCAGCAGGTAACGAAAAGCCCCGTCCTCCACATAAAAAGGACGGGGCTACCGTAACGAAACAAGGAATCAAATAGGACATAAACCGATCCCGCTGCGGATTACTCCAACAGCTTACCTTGTTATTTCAGTGAGAACAAGGAAGCAAACTCACTGATAAGTATTATACACTATGGGTTCTTATAATTAGTAAGTAAATCTTTTAGGTTACGCTTCTCATCCTGTAGTTCCTTGCGCTGCTCGGTCATACGATCAATGCGGTAGGATAGAAGCCGGGATTCCTGCCGAATCATATCGATCTGGGTCTGGATTCTTTCGATGTTTTCTTCGGTGTCTTGCATACTCTGAACTTGTGCGGGAGCCTTCTCCTTGTCAACAAATAACTCTGGAAAATTTAACCCTTCTAATGGATAATTCATAACCTCGTAGCAGAAGGTATCACGGGCGATAGCGGCCTCCTTCTCGTCAGTAAATGAGCCAAGGTATTTCGACTTGTATTGGTGCTCTTTACCTAGACCTATCTTCACAAGGAACTTAGGGTTTGTTGTTGATACCTGTACGCCCCTGTACTTGGATTTACCGCGAACCTTTTGGTATCCTCTGAGGTTTTCGGATCGTGTCACGTACCGTAGGTTGGATGGTCTATTGTCAGTAGTGTTTCCGTTAATGTGATCAACATCATAGTCCTTTGGTTTATTCCCAAGAAAGGCTCTTGCGATCAGATCGTGGACCTTGTACTGGCGGTTATTTACAAACTTTTTATTGTAACGACCTGAATCATCTGAGCAAAATGACCGAGGCTTGCGATACTTACCGTGACCCTCTACACTACCGTCCGAGTAGCAGGTTACCCTTATTCCGTTTACGATTATATCCTTTGATGTTTCTGTAGCTATCATAGTTCTTGTGTATTGATGGTGTGTGCGCTGCGATTGTATAGGTAACCGGTACGCTTGGTTATTATTTGTACTGCTTCAAAGTCCGTAGTCCAAGGCATCTCACGATCCTCGAACCCGAAGTCGTAGTCATCTCGAATTAGCTTAGAGATATTCCAGACATACAGAAGATGTTGGTATCCATTGACATAGATGAAATCTTTCTTTACTGATTCAGCGATACCGATATTGGTATCAAGCTTTAGCTGCTCAATAATCCAGGGATCATATGCCTTTCGGCGTACCTTGATTTCCACTAAGTAGTCAATGCTCTCGTAATCAAAAGGACTGAACTGGTCCTCGGCCTTTATCAGCTTATTCATTTTAGGAAAAGCCAACATTATATTTTGTGCTACTTGTTCTTCTGTCATTATCCGAACCTCCCTGTGCAGTGATAGAATTTAAACGTACCTCCGATGTCGCGTTCACCTTCACGGTTCTTAGCTATCTCGTAGGTTAGACTGGTATAACCCCCACGGGCATCTTGACTCTTTGACGAATCAACATCTCCGTTTGATGGGTACATAAGCAGAACAACGTCGGCATCATTCTCGATGTCCCCGGAATCCTTTAGGTCATACAGCTTGAGTCGGCCATTCTTGGCTCCCTCTCGGTTGACCTGTGCTAGTAGGATAATGGCGATATTGAGATCAATAGCCATCTGCTTAATTTTGTGAGAGATACTGGCGATGCCCTCGGCCTTACCCATCTTG